AAAGATAACGTCGGAATCCTGATGAAACGATGAGGAATAACCAATCGAGTCTGCTGTAACTTGACCCCTAGTCATTTTTGCTCTCAAAACCTGGGTACTCTGAACAATTGGAATTTGATACTTTTGAGCTAATCGCTTCATAGATTGAGTAATATTTTTTAGAGCTAATGGTGTTCCACGCTCTTGACTAATCTCATCAAACATAAGATAGACACCGTCAACAAATAAAATCTCTGGACGATGCTTTTCTAGTTTCAAAGCTAACTGAGACACTGTTGCTCCGGAGATAGATTCTGTTAAATAGAACTTATGCATACCGCCCATCTTGGTAAGCATTTCTCTATATCGAGCCTCTTCTACTGGGGTGAGGGCCCCGCGTATTAAGCGACCATGAGATATGTGGGCACGCATAGCATCGTGACGATGTTGCTGCTCTAGATTGCTCATCTCAAATGATTGAAACATTGGAGTAAACACGTCATTATGAACATTTACCGCCATTTGCATAGCAAGAACAGATTTACCTGTTTTAGGTGGCGCAATGATTGTAACTAGCTGTCCTGGTTGTAATCCTGCAGTTGCCATATCCATCACCTGAAATCCTGTAGCCATACCTAGTAATCCATTTGGACGAGTCTTAATATCAAGATATTCGTCATATCTATCCATAGCATCTTTAGTCAGATCAATCTCACCACTTGATGTAGATCCCTCATCAATTAGGGTTGCAAAGCCTTTGCCCATGATACTGATAGCAGAATTGTGATCTCCAGCTTGAATGGCGTCAGCAGCCTCTTTTACCGTGATAATTGCTTTCTGACGTTTTCTAAAATCTATAAATTGATCTATTAAATAGTCAATAGAATCATCTACTGCTAAAAGTCTATATGTTGGAAAGTTATCTAAAACAGTTGCGGCTGTAGGGACTTCCTGGTATTTAGTCCAATGTGTACGTATAAATTCCCATACTGCCCGGTTGTCGTCATTAAAGAACCAACTACCTTCTACACCGCGCTCTAAAAGAACTGTAATATCCCTAGTTCTAATGGCGCGAGATAAAAGCCGCACTTCATTATCTGCTGCCATTAAATACTCTCCATTCCAAGATACTTAGCACCGTATCTTAATCCCCGCTCCGGAATATCTATAACGTACTTTACTTCCGGCCTATAAGGAAGTTCTCCAACTAAATCTGATACTACACGATAACTACTCACATAGTTAAATGGGTTTGTTCCCAAGTTATCTAGATCTTTTAAAATTGCTGACATTTCTTTTCTAGAGTAACCATATCCTACAAGTTCCATGGTGAAATCATTTTTTAATGAAAAGCGCCAAAACATGGACAAAGCAACCCTGTTATATGTTACTTCTTCAGACGCAATAGAGAGCAATCCAGCTAAAGTTTTTTTAATTACTGGTTTTTTCTCTAGTATGCAGTCCAGTGAAACAAGTACCCTGAATGGTACTTCATTTGAGATATCGCCCCCTTTCATAAATTAAAGCACCAATGGCTTTCCATACTTAATAATGATATCTCTAAAAATTGTTGGAGATACTTTTGCTTGCTCCAAGATATCAGTAGGAACTGGGTGAGTGATCTCTATTGGATACAGACCACCTCGTAATTGTGTCTTGCACCAGTTCTCGTGCCTACATTTTTTGCGCTGCTTAAAACCTATACAACTACAACGAAGTTCTGAGTCATGAGATATCTGAACCTCGCATACGCCCTCGGAGTTAATAAAAAACTGCACTGTTTTCCAGCCATACAACTTATGTGTATTAAGTCTATTATTTTTCATCTTTGCGCCTATCCCCCTTCTCGGAGTCAATAACCAATGGTACGAAAGCTTCATAAGCAAAACTTCCCATAGGTTCTCCGTAAACAGTTCCCCACTTTTGAAGCGGGGTATTTGTTGTAACTATTGTTGGTAGTCCTGAATTAAAACGTGAACGAAGCAATGCGTCAAATTGGTTTTCTGCCCAACCTGAAGCAGTTCTATATTCTTTGCCCAAATCATCTAAAATAAATATCTGAACATTGTCTTTTGGTAAGTCCCCATAGATAGCGTCAACCTCTTCTTGAAGGTTTTCATCATCCTCAGACCACTGAGTCTTCTGTAGACGCAGAAGCTTTGGATAGTCCATAAAGGCTCCTAATCGGGCTGGCACCGGTTCCTGGGCTTCTAATGCGGCGCTAGCAATGCCCCTAATAAGCTCCTGGAGGGCCACAGAGGCCATTGTGGTCTTTCCGTGACCAGGTTTACCTGCCAAGAGCAGCCCAAGGCCGCAGGAAGGCTTTCCAACGGCTCTAACGACCTCTCCTGAACGGACCAGAGATACCCAAGCCATGACCTTGTCTTTTTCCGGGCTATCGTCTAAATCTGAGAACTCTAACCCTATGGTCTTGGTAGGAAGCCCTGCCATAAGAAGGTGGCGCTTAATGCTTGGGCGCTCTTTGTTAATGTCGTACATTAATCCCTACAATCTTGGCATGGTTCACCAGTATTAACATACTGCGGTTCGATTTCACTCGTTTTACCGCAGAACTGGCAAAGAACTTTTACTTTAACAACAGTAGTTTCTTGATCCATTAGTTACCTCCTAACAACTTTAACATCTTATCTTGATGAGATTTAAACTCATCGTCAACATACTCCACAGACTTTGTGGAAGTCAATCCGACAACTGTTGGGAAGTATGCAATAAATCTACGCCAGATAGGTTGCCCTACTCCAAGGTCGTTTAGATTTCTTGGATCATCAAAAAACATTCTAATGCCTTTGAGTATGGCGTGTCTACTTACGCCTTCACCAACAGTTTTATTAATCCACGTAATTAAAGACTTGCCATTAACTTGAGCAGGAACACCGGCAGAATGCTCCCTAATCTTGTCGTAGAACTCCGCAATCAGATCGTCGGTAGTCCAATCCTCCTCGGGGCGCTCATAGCGTCTCATAGAGGCTGGAACGGCCTCAAATGAGGTGGTTTTATATTTAGCCTTAAGTTTCTTTTGACGGTCTTCGACTTTGCCAATAGCGCCAACTGCTTCATCGTCTTTAGCAAGCTTGGCTTTTCGTGTTGCCTTTAGCGCAGCCTCATCGTTTTCTTCTCCGTCTAGATTCCATCCCATTTTTATAATCTCCTCAGAATTCGGGGCACCCGATAGATTAGAAGTACGTAGTACTTCTAATCTACTATAGTTATTATCTATACTACTAGTAGTGCCTGGTTCACCGACAGTCGGAATTTCAGGCGTCGGTACTGGCAAGTAATTCCAGTTAAATAGATCTACGTATTGTTGCCCAACCTCAGTAAATTTTAGGCTCGTAACCCATCGACCGTTAGATGTCTGTTCTTTTACGGCCTTGATATACCCAAAGCGTTTTAGCTCTGTCATGGCGTTTCTAATAGCGTCTCTGCCCTCGGTCATATAGTTTCCTTCTATGACTTCGGAAACCGGCATAACACGCCCGACCGTAGCAAATAACATCCACGTGGCTCTAGCCATACCCGATAGGTATGGGTTTACATTTGGTGCTTGCATATTGCCCTCCTTATAGTAAATATGCTATAGCCTGTTTACCTTCTCTGGCAAACCGCGAAATTCTCTTACTGAAATCCCCGTAAAAATTTGTTCTACAAATAAAGAAAGGGTCAGGCTAAGAAAAGTTGCCGCCAAAGTATAGGCTGGCAAATACTTTAACCTACAATCCAAAAGTAAGCAAAAGGGAAGAGAGAGGATAAGGGAAGCTAATCCTCTCCACTTGCCCATAGATATAATTAGGCTTTCTACAGCTGTAAGTATGCAAGCTGTAGCTAATGAGGCTACTATCAAAATAGTCATGCCCTAAACCTACTCTCTAAATACGACCCGGTCAATATGGAATGCCTGGGAAGCATTAAAGGTATCAGGTGTATAGGTTACTGTCAAAACGGCATATGAGACGTTCTCAGTTGTGTAGGCTGGCATGATTATGTTGGCAAAAGTCCAACGGTCGGTGTTTGATATTGTAATGATCTTCTGTCTAAACTCATCAGTTCTGTCGGTATATACCCCGCCATCAAACACGTTTGTGACAGGACTAAATTGATAGTTGCCATCAATTTGTCCATAATAAACCTTGACTTCTGTGCCCCCAACCGCGTAGTAGTCAACACGAATCTTATACTGGCCAGTAGAGTTTGAGTTCTCTGGACGAAGAGCTAAAGAGCAGTAGTAGCCGTGTCCGGCATATACGCTAATATTCTCACTATGAATTCCAAATACCTTGGTAGAGTTATTGGTTCCTTTTGTGCTTACGCGACAATAGGCTGCCCCATGTGTAACGTGGTCTCCGGAAAGGGTTCCTCTAGAAATAACACGATTAAGGTTGGAATTATTCCCAACCCAATATCCGAGATCCTTTTCAAACGAAGCAGACTTTATAAGAGACTCTTTTAAGTCTGGATAGTCTTCTGTAGGTATTCCAGGCTTTAAACACCAGGTACTACCAGATGGCATAACTAATCCCAAAGAATTCTTTAAACGATCATACTTAAGGGGGTAGTTAGCAATATAACTACTTCTTCCCCCATGATTACTTGGTACTTGTCCTAACGTTAGGAAAGTATTAATGTTTGCTGGATTTTGTATTTTAGATACCCCAGTTATTGAAGTATCAAGATATCTTCCTGCAACTCTACCGTACTCTGCCTGTACCCCATCTATGTGAAAAAATGATGTTGGTCCAAGAGTATATCCAGCAGGACCTCCAGGATAGAAAGGTGCCGGTGGATTAATACCAATAGTTAATTTAAAAGATGTCTCACCTTGAATTAACTGTCTAATCGCCGAAATTCTAATCCACTGATACTGATCGTGCTGAAGAACGCTAATACTGTTAGTAGTTGTTACTCCACTACCTTCTGTAGTAATGTAGTACCTACCTTCGGCAGCCCTAAAATAAGCCGATACAACCATATCTTCTCCACCAATAGCCGGGGATGCAAGATATACGTTTGTATAGATGCTCCCACCATTAGCGGGGTTATATGCAACCTTTCCCATTTTTGTACCGTACTTTGGTGTATAAACATAGGGAACTAAATGAGCTGGATTATTATCAAGAGTTTGGTTTGGCAATGTTAAACGCTCTACAGCATTACCTTGAGTATCAAGAGTTAAAGTAGCCCCAGAATTAGCAGTCCATTCATCTGTTGTTTCAAAACTACCGTTGCTTACAAAGTTATAAATATTTTTATATTCCCAAAAACAATCTGCATCTTTAAAGAAATAGTCTGTTACTGGGTTTTTTGGGGCTGGAGCTCCACTGCCATCAAAGTACTCTTTAGGCTCTGTTGCTGCTTGAAATACGGCAGCGTCCATATACACGGTATCTCCAGGAACATTATCATCTAAAAAGTAAACAGATACTTTAGCTAAAGGAGTTCCAGAGTCTCGGG